TTTAAGAACCTTTTGTCCAGACTTTGCCATTTCCGATTGTATTTTTTTATCAGAAACATTAATGTCTAATTCAAAAAATTCTATCAATAAGTCCCTAAATGAATCAGTAGGTTTTTCAGCTTGTTTTTGTTTTTCTTGTTCTTCTTCTTGCTCTATTTGAACATCTTCTTCAACTAATGATGAAGGTGGTGTGAAAAACTCAAAAGGTTTTTGAACTTGACCTAAGTATCTATCATTGAAAAATTGTTGTTTGTTTTCTATACGAACACTTTCATTGATTGTTTCTGCAGCTTGACCTGGATTTGTTGGGTCTTCAATAGATACCACAAATCCGTCATCATCTCTTGTAGGATTTAACGCGTCGATAGAACCTGAAACATTTTGTCTTAGTTCCAAATCCTTAATCAGATTATTTTGTTCAATAATATCTGCGTCTAATAACTTACGATAATATTCTGATTTATTTCTTGCTGAACTTGGCAAATATGGCATTTGATTACCTCACTACTCTAAATTCATAGTCGTCATCATAGTAATTGATTGTTTCAGTTGTTCCACTACCACTCACTACCTTAACACAAAAACGATAATTTCTTTCTGCTTGGAATCCATCTAACCACAAGTTAAAGAAATTACCTGTGGAATCACAACTAATTTTTGAACCTGTTCCAAATGGAATAATTACTTCCTCAGTATCTGCATCTTTAACTTCATAAAAGATAGAAGCACTTGGTAAATACTTAGCTGTTAATTCTGCTGGTGATGTTGCAAAAGCGGTAGTAGGATATAATTCTCTACCGACAACTCTAAACTTAACTTTTGAACCCTCTTTATATTCTTGTCTTAAATTTTTAAAATAAATTTTTAATCTTTCTAAATCAGCTGTTACTAATGGTGATAAACTTCCTGTTGACCAAGAGCTATCGTCCCAAACTACTTCTAATTTAGGTGGGTAGATTGTGTGTGTTTCTCTACCAAAGTATTTTAGATTTCCTAATCTGTCTGAACTACTTTCATCTTTAGTAGTGTCACTTCCTGGATTATATGAGAAATCACTTGAACCTGTATAGAGTGATTCTCTTTTAACTAAGAAGCCTCTATTTGGAAATAATGAACTTGAGTATATGTGGTTCTTGACTAAGTCAGTCACATCAACTCTTAAATCTTTTCTGTCAAATGTTAGTGCGTATGACGAACTTACTTTATTTGAACCACCTTGACTACCTGTCCACCAAGCACCTCCGTCAGTCAATACTGAACCTGTTACCCAAGGTGTTTTTTGTTCGTGGTCTCTATATTGATAAGTCACTCCGTCATCTGTTATTGGATTGTGGTCAAGTTTACCTGTTCCTTGTTTCCAAGCACTACCACTAACCATATAAACAAATACATTTTGTTCAGCCTCTACTTCTTCAGATGTAGCGTCAAATAAATTTAAATAGAACTTTGCAGTTGATGGTATTTTACTATCTATGATTGATTGTGAAATAAATGTATAGTCAAAGTCAATTAATATTCTTGATACATTTGCAACCGAACCATTATTTGAAACTACTTTATTTATTTCTAATATTTCATCTAAACCTGTATTGATTGATGCGGTTGTTCCACCAGAATAAATGGTAGCATCTCTTTTTGCAAATTCAAAATAATGCATTATCTATCTCCTACTACTCTACCCTCAATATCAATGTTCGGGTATTTAAGTTCAAATATACTTGGGTCTAATGATGGATATACAATTCCATCTCTTGTCGCAGAATCTAAATCATATATGTTTCCACTATATCCACCTGATACTTTGTGTTTGTTTTCTATAACTACTAAATTATTATTAGGATTATTGTCTTGCGGTGGAACTACTGTAACGACACCCTCAACCAATCCAATTACATAAGCTATATCACTTAATACTATCGGTTGGTTAATCTGCCATTTTTTAGTTTCAAAGTGTTTTTTCACAGCCTGTATTGCATTGAATAATACTTCGTTTTTATTCATACCTCTTTTTACCGTGATTGAGAATCTAACACCTATGTTAATAATGTAAGCGTCTTTTAAATTTATCGCATCAGTCAATACTCTATATTGTGAAAGATATGTTTTTATATTTTGTTTGACACCCTCATTTAGTTGTGTTAGTTTTTTGTCTGATGTATATCCTAATAAATACATATTCAATGCTAATGGATTAGGTATAACATCTATTGACTTTATTCTTTTAATTTCTCCATTGATAACTTCTAATTGTCCCTCTTGTTCTAATTGTTCATCTTGAACAATATAAGCTTTTGCTACATTACCAAACTTTTGTGGTAAAGAGTAGACTCTTGTGATGTAGTCTTGTCTTGTGACTGCTCTGTTCTGTGCGTTAAAGAAAGCTGAAGCGTTTAGTTTTATATCTTGTAATTCTTCTGTGTTAGCTCCACCAGTCGCTCTTTCTAAATTAATTACTCTTAAAGAAGAGTTAGTAGTAGATTGTGTAGATGAAACCAAACCTGTTGTTGAGTTTGTAAGTGTTATACTTCTCAATCTATTAATTGTTCCAACTGGAACATTATGTTCTACAGCACCACCATAACGATATTTTATTGTTAGTGTTGTATTACTTGGAGCTAATCCAAATGTTTGTGTTTTTAAGAAATTACTTGGGTCAAATGACTCGTCTAATTTAGAAACACCGAATCCTAATGCTGAACCAACATTATCTGGATTTGGAATTATTTCTTCATCAGCATTATCACTAACACCTGAACCAAATCTTAATTCCATTTTATTGTTGTCAAGAACTCTCGTTGTAAATCTTCTTGAAGTCTTGATTAATTTTAACAAGTATGGTGTGTCATTTTTATATTGTGAAAGACTTGGGTCATTTAGACTTGTATTTTCTTCTGATTCAAAAACTGTATCTTGTGCTAAAAATGGAACTTCATAGAATTTATTACCACTACTATCAACTACTGAAACTATTTCTGTGACTTTATCTTCAGCTAAAATTATACTATCAAAAGCTACTCCGTCTCCAAAAGTAAATGTTTGTTCTCTTGTTTTACCTGATACCGCTACACCTTTTTTAGTTAGTCTAAAATGAGTAGGAACTGTACCTGATGAAGGTGTTAAAGCTGCTATGTCCATTGTATCTAATGAACTTGAAACCTTAAAGTTAACATCATCTAATAAAGTAAATTCAGTTCCGTTTTCTGCAGTAAATCCACTACCAGCTTCCAACTTACTTGCGTAATCTAAGTCAGGTTTTGAAGTAGCTGAAGCTCCTGTTCCTGTTGTTTTTGCAGGAACATCAAGAGTAAATGATAACTCAACTCTTGAAGGTGAAGCTAGTTTTGGTTTGTATCCCAATGATTGTGCAATCTCATAAACATTTTTCTTTTCTTCTGCTTGATTTAAAAGTGTTTCTCTAAATTGATTATCAACATAGTAATTCAATACATCTCCGACATACGCAGCCATCTCAACAAACATCATACCTGGTGATGCTTCATTGAAATCATTGTATTGGTTTGGAAAATAAGTTTTTGCAAACTCTATTAGATTGGCTCTAATATCTGCAAAATCTCTACCAAGATAGTTTACTTCTTTCTTTACTATCTTTTTTCCAACTCCATAATCTACTTCTCTAATATTAGTATTAGGCATTCTTATTCTCCAATGTTAAATTGTAATGAAAGTGAATCTAATGTATCAGGTTCAAGTGTCGTAAAATAATCAACCGACACTAAAATTCTATTTTCAGCTTGGCTGTCTTGAATCACTATAACTTCATTGATAGTAATGTATGGTAGTTGACGATTGACAGCTTCTCTTATAGCCTCTTCAATATTATCTGAACTAACATCATCAAAACTATCAAACAAAATAGCTTTTAAGTTTGAACCAAATTCTGGTTGCATTACTCTTTCACCAGGACTCGTTAACAATAGATTTCTTAGGTTAGACTTTGATTGTTCTCTTACAGTTTTAGATTGTGGAAAAAATCCATCAACTCTATTATACTCTAATGGAAACTTGACACCAACATAAATGTTGTCATCTCTATCTATCTCTCTTACACTTTTTGCCATTTGTTATTAAGGTCTA